ATATTCTGCACTAGCTGAACTATCTGCTACATCTAAAGATAAAGTTGGAGTATTGCTTGTATTATTAGTAACTAAAATAGATTTAATAATAATTGTTTCTGTTGATGCAGCAGTCAATAATGCTGTTTCACTTCCAGTTGCTAATGCTACACCTTTAAACTTATAACTATTTGCCATCTTTCTTTTCTTCTTTAGGTAAATAACTTGCGATGTGTTGCAACTTACCAAAATTAGAACTTTTAACTTCTAGCCACTTATCTATATCTTTGTTAATATCTGTATGTTCTGGTATAATCGTTGGGTTATTTAATAATGTTTTTATATTTTCGTCAGCTTCTATAACTTTAGATTCATAACTTTTAACTAACGATTTTATTCTATTACTCATCTTTTCCATATTTAACTTTTACTGCTTTAATAGCTTCGTAAAAATCAAAGAACTTTGTTTTTAAATCTGGGTTTTTATCAATAGAATGCCAAAGCATATCCAACTGATCCCCTATTTGAGGATAAGCTAGTTTCCTTTTAGCCACATAAGGCTTTGGTGCTACAGCTACTTCTTTAGCTTTCTTTGCAGCATAAGCTGCTTCATTAGCATCCCATTCAGCTTCTTCTTGAGCTGTAAAGGCTACTTTTATTCCATTGATTAAATGATGTCTTGCCATGTTTTCTCCTTAGTTAATTCCATATAAACAAATATCTCCAGCATCTATAGTGCCTGAACTCATTGAAAATTGTACTGCATCAATAGCAGCAGTTACATTGCAATAACCAGCAGCATAATACTGTTCTTGGTAATCACCACCATAGTGAACTGATTTAACTATAAAATGCTTAACAAAAGTAGTGTCAGATGGGTTAAATAAATGTAAATAACCAGATGCAGATTGATCGTTATCATTTCCTATATTGGATGTAATTTTCTGTACTGCTGTGCTTTGTGCTAAATCAAAACTGTCTTTATATCCTAATGCTGCTTCATCTCCTTCTGTATGATATGATTCAAAAACAGTTGAAGTTTTTGTAGCATCATAAGCTGAACCACCATCTCTAAAATTTACTTGAAAATCTGTATTATCACCAGATGGATGAATATTATTAAAAGTAAATAAGTATTCCTTGTAAGTATTATCAAGAACAACATCACTTGTTCCATCTACAAAGGATATGGTTGAAGATGATGAAGCAGTTTGTTTTTTAATAAATACCATACTACCTAATCCAGTAATACTTCCAAAAGCAGTAGCTGATCTTACACCTCTATTATTTAATTTAACAATACTCATTAGCTATCCTTAATTCCATAGAGTTTGATTGTTCCAGCATCAATATTTCCTGATGCAGTTTTAAATTGTATTGCAGTTATAGCTGCTGTGGTATTAAAATATCCAGCTACAAAAGCTCTAACAGAATAATTATCTGGATCTGCTGTTTGTGCATCTATCATAAAATGTTTTACAAAAGTTGTAGAACTTGGTGAAAAAAGCCAAAGTTCTCCACAACCAGCTTGATCGTTGTCAGATCCAATTTGATGAAGTATTTGAAAACCTGTGCTTTGTGCTAAATCATTTCCAGTTACATAACCTAAAGTTGTATCACTACCACCTTCATTATGGTAAGTTTGAAAGTAACTTGTTGTTTTAGTTATATCATAACTGTGTGATGAAGTATCATCTGAACCATTAAATTGTAATGTAGTGCCATTTACAGATGGATGAACATTAATATATTTAAATAAATAAATAGGATATGTGCTGTCTAAGACCACATCTGATGTTCCATTAACAAAACTAATAGTAGAACTTGAAGATGCTGTTTGTTCTTTAATTAAAGTCATAGCACCAGCAGTTAATCCTGTTGATGTAATAGCACTTATAGAATTGTTGTTGTATTTAACTAATGCCATATAATTTTATAACTCCTGAATCTATATTACCTGATGACATAGCAAATTGTACTGCGTTAATTGCTGATGTAGTATTTCCATACCCAGCAGTAAATCCATCCATTGCATAAGCTGGATAATGTGGTGTAAATCTTGAAATAAAATGCTTTACAAAAGTTGTGTTAGATGGTGCGAATAAATGCAAAAAACCATCTCCACACTCATCATTAGATGTACTCATTACATCTCCACCTAAAGGTGCAGAACCTGTGCTTACTGCTAAATCATAAGCTGTTCTATAAGATAAAGTTGTGGCACTATCAGCTTCATTATGGTAAGCATAAAAAGATGTAGTTTGTTTTGAAACATTATAATTTGAACCACCATCTATTGAAAAATTTATTCCAAAAGATGCTTCGGCTGATGGATGAATATTATAAAACTTAAACACATACTCATCATAAGTACTATCAATATTACTTGTAAAAGAAAGTGTAGAACTACTTGATGCAGTCTGCGTTTCTAATAAATTCATAGCACCACCAGAAACTCCTGATGGTAAAGCTGTTATCGCAGTCAAGGATTGATTATTGGCTACTTTGATTGCCATAATTAAGCTCCAGTCAATGCTTTAATTTCATCGTCATCTAAACCAAGATCTTTTAGTTTTTGTTTTCCTGATGCTTTTTTAGTTTCTTTAGCTGTTTCAGCATTTATGACAGCTTGTTTATCAGTAGCTGCTTGAGCTTCTTCTGTATCTCTAGCTGTTTCTTCTTCAGCAGTAAGATTTATTTTTTCGCCATTTACTATTTTATGTCTTGTCATAATTTTCTCCTAGCTTATTTTTCTACCATATAAAGATACTTTGCCTGTTGTAATATTTCCTGAATCAGCTTCAAATTTAATATTATTAACTGCTGTTGTAACTTTATTCATATTTGCAGTTGTTGATGTTACCATTCCAATACCAGTATCGTTATAACTAACAAACGATTGCATTTTTGTATAAGCATCAGTTGTTCCACTTTGTTTCATTGGATCCCAAATAATAGCATATCCGTTATAACCTTCTCCAGTTGAATTACCAACATTTTGACTAGATCCCATATACAATCCACCACTTCCAGTTTGACCAGAATTTACATCATTTCCACCATCATTTACTCCCATTCTGGCATTTCTATAATCACTAGCATAAGAAGAGCCATTATCAGTACTGAACATTAATCTTGGCATAATATTATCACTAGCAAATTTTATTCCAGAAAAAACTATCATATAATCTAAATAAGTTGTTGTAATATATGTACTACTAAAAGCAATAGAAGCTGAATTACTAGCTGTTGATGTTAATAAATGTTCCCACTGTCCACCACCTTTAATAAGTGAGTAGTCTATTCTTTTAAGTGTTCCAGCATCTGAAACTAAAAACTCATCTGTATCTGCTGGAGCTGATGTTAAAGCAGTTTCTCCAGAAATAATATCCTGTGCTAATTTTGCATTGGTTACAGTTCCATCACTTGGAGTTCCAAGATCAAGAACATTACCTAACAAGATTACAAAGTCTATAACATCGCCAGTTGCTAGGTTTGATGCAAAAGTAAGTGTTGAACCAGATACTGTAAATGAAGTAATTGGTGCTTGTAAAATTCCGTTAAGTGAAACCAGCATATGATTTGCACTTTCTGGAACTACATTTGTTGAGCTTACTTGTAATGTGTATGCTGCTTGACCATTAACGACAGTAATTGCATCACACTTTTGAAAGTTTCCTACTATTGGCTCTTTTCCTATATACATAAATTAATCTCCAAATAATGCTGTTATTTCAGCATCTGTTAAGGGTTCTCCAGCTTTTAGTTTAGCTTTGCCTGTTTGTTTAGCTGTTTCTTTTTGTTCATCAGTTAATTCTTTATCAATATATTCTTGTATTTTAGTTTCAATTTCATTCCATGCTGGAGGATTTTTAGAAAACATAGAATTTTTAACTAAATTATATTCAACTTCATTAGTTGGTGGATTTCCTTTATAACCTAAAAAATTTTCTGAATTAAAATATACTGCTGCTTTGTCAAAATTTGCCATTATGTTGTGTACTCCATAAAATTTATTGTTGATATACATTGAGCAAGTCTGCCATCATCTGTACTGTTTGGATTTATTACTTTAACTGGAGAAGAATTTTGAGAATTTTGAGATTCCCAAAACAAAACCCAATTTATTGATCCAGTTGATGCTGGACAATCAAAACTTTTTGAAACAACCATCATTGTTTGACTATCAGATCCTATATAAGCAAATGAGCCAACTCCATCATAATCAGTTCCATTCCATGTAATTCCTACATTCATGGCAGCAGCAGAATTTCCAATAGATGGAATTAAACAGTTTATTATAACTTTGCTACTTGCTTGAACATTGGTATATGTACCTGACAAAATAGTTACCTTACTTGTAGAAGTGGATAAAGCTGCTCTTGTATTATTTGTCTGTTCTTCTATTTTTAAAACTTTTCCACCACCAATTAAACTAGCATCTAATCTTTTAAGAACTCCAGCATCACTAATTAAAAATTCATCTGTGTCTGCTGGTTCTGCTGAAAGAGCTGTTTGACCAGTAATAATAGTTGGATCAAGATCACTTGCTACAACTGGTTTACTAGCTGGCTTAGAACCTATATAACTCATCTTATGTTATCTCCATTATAGACAATGTGCCTGAAACTTTATCAGCTACAGAACAATCTATTTTAATTTCATCTGTAGTTTCTAAAACTACTTTACCTCCAGATAAAAGTTCTAATGAACTTCCTGCTGGAATTGTTACATCTTTTACTAAAAAAGATGTTCCATTTGTTACATTATTAGCACCACCTCTATTTGCTGTATCACTAACTAATTCTACTTCAACAGTAACTGCTGATGTATGAATATTAGTTAGGATTAAACCAAGAACAACAGTAGTTGTACTACCAGCGACTGTGTACATTTTGTAAGGTGTACCTGCAGAAGCTGGTTCTGCTGCAAATGTAACTACTTTAAATGTATTCGCCATTTGTGTTTTCTCCTTTTATTATTAATTAACCTAAAGCTATAGCTAGTGCTGTTGGATCGTCTGTTACATACCCAGCACTATTTAAGTATGTTTTAACATCTGTTAATGCTACTTGTTTCATCGTACCATCATCATTAACTACTAATCTGTCAGCATTTGCTAAAGTTGTAGAAGTTGCTGTTGTATCACCATCCATAATGTTTAATTCTGAATAAGTAGTTGTAGCTCCATCTAAAATATTTAGTTCTGCTGGTGTAGAAGTAATCGTTGTAGTCGTTGCTGCATTTAATAATGCAACATAACCAGTTTGGTTTAACAAGTATTGTGTTCTATCTGCTGTTGGATCAACAGGTGTTAAAGTAGTTTCGTAAGCATCTGCTGTAGATCCTTCAAAGACAGCACCATTACCATCAATAATTGGTGAAGTAATAGTTTTGTTTGTTAAAGTTTGTGTTCCAGTTAATGTAACATCTCCTACGTTTTGAGGTGTAACTTTTGTAAATGCTATTGAATCTGAATCAAGAGTAACTGTGTTATTAGTTGTGCAAAGCCACATAGTATTATCATTAGTTGAACCTTGATTGATAATAACCATTTGACCTGATAGCTCACCAATAGCATCAAAATCTGTAGATCTACTTGCTGTTCCAGAACTAACTACTGTGTAAATACCATTTTGACTATCAGTAGATTGATCTTTAACTAAAACTTGATCTCCTGTAGCAAGAGTTACTCCATCAATAGTATCTCCATTTTGAAGATCTGATGATAAACTAATGTTAGCTGTAGTTGCTGCTTCGCAAATAATTCTAGTTCTAAGTCCAGCAACAGCATCGTTAACATAAGATGTAGTTGCTTTTGTATCTAATTGTGTTTGAATTGCTGAACTAACACCATCTAAATATCCTAATTCTGTACTTGTAACATCTGATACTGCAATCTTTTGAGAGGAGTTAGAAATAACAGCTCTACTAGCAGTTAAACTTTCTGTATCAATTGTTGTAGCTGATCCTGTAATAGTTGCTTGTTTGGCATCTAATTGAGTTTGTATATTTGATGATACTCCATCTAAATAACCTACTTCTGTAGATGTAACTGCACTAACAGAAACATCACCACTACCATCAGATACTAAAGCTCTTGATGCAGTAAGGTCTGCCATTTTAGAAAATGCTATAGCTGCTGAAGAACTTACATCAGCATTAACTATTACACCTGAACCAATTGCTGCTGTTCCTGTTGTTCCAATTGAAATATCTCCAGATATAACTACTGGATTAAAATTTGTACCATCTGCTATTAAAGCTGCACCAGATGTGTTAGTACCCATAAATAAATCATCACCTGATATTGTAAGATCACCAGTTACAACTACATCATTATTAAATGTAGCTTTTCCTGCTTCTGACATATCTAGTGTTAATGCAGTAATTGCACTTCCACCATCATTACCTTTAATGATTACATCTTTATCTGATGTTGTAGATTTAATAACTAAATCTGTTGATGAGTTGGTAACTTCTCCAAATTGAGTACCACCATCATAAAATTTTATATCTCCACCATCTGCGTCTAGGTGAATATCACCTGGAGCATCTAGTGTTACATCTGTAGTACCATTTGAAACTATATCTAATGTAGTTGTTCCTGCTGCTTTAATAGTTACATTATCTCCATCAGCATCTAAAATAATATCTCCTGATACATCTAATGTGTAATCTCCAGTAATTGATGGAGTTTCAGGCATAGAAGTATTGGTTGCACTAATTACTCCAAGATGTACTGAAGTTATAGATTCGTTTGAAAGAGATCCTGAATCCCAAGCAACTGTAACAGTTGTATTAGTTGAAAACGCAGTAGCTGTAATTGATCCATAGATTGTGCCAGGTGTAGAGGCTACTAATTTTACTCTACGACCTACATGATAAGCTGAAGTTACATTAACTCCTGCAATTGTAAAACTTGTAGAAGATGCGTAAGCTGGTGTATAAGTACCTGCTCCATCTCCATATTCTATCCATTCAGCAGAATTATAAAACTGCCTAATATCTGCCATAATATCTCTAAAGGCATTATTGATATTAGAAGGTAACATTCCCTCTGCAACAGATACTGAATTTGAACTTGTTGCTGAGTTATTTCCTGCTGTTGTATCGTATTTTCCTATATATGATCCTGCCATGTTTCTCCTTAATTCATAAACCAGTTAAAAGCTTTATCGCTTTCGGTATTATTTTTGTTAATTAAAGCATTAACTGCTTCTTCTATTTGTCTTTGAAAGAACTCTTGTGTTTCCATAGAGTATCTAACATTATCTATATCAATTTTATCACTCATCTAGTACCTGCCCTTGATGCAACAATATCTATTCCTTGTGCATGAGTAAATGTAGTGCCTGATGGTACTTTAACATTTGCTCTAATATATCTTCCAGATTTTCTAACTGGATTAACACCACTATTTCTCATTGATACTGAACTTGATGCACTTTCATCATCAGCTAATCGTTCTCTTGTTTTAACTGTTAGTGTAGCATCTGCATCTACAATTGGTCTAACACCTGTAATGTTAGTTCTTAAACCAGGAAATGGTTCAAGTTCTGAAGTTTCTATTTCACATTCATTAGCTGTGCCAGAAAAGATTGCAGCTTTATAATCACTATCAATTCCACCTAGTAGAACTTGTCCACCAGACCAGAAATCTGTATCTAATGCAGCATTAATGTTTTCTAAATTTTGAGATAGAATATCCATTAATTCTACAGTATAAGCTCCAACGAATTGTGCAAAAATTGTACTTGCACTAGCATCTGCTAAAGACCATTTTTGAGTAGCATAATTATAAATAATTATTTTATCGCAAATCCCTGTTGTGTTAGCAGCATTAGCTGTACTTGGAAATAGCCACATAGCTAACTGATTAAATGGATCTACTGCTGCACATATTCTATCTGAATATGCTTTGTTTAAATTAAGATCAAAATATCTATTAACTTTTTCTACTCCAATAGGTATTATTTGATCTCCATTTATTTGATAAAAACCATCGTCTGCATAAAAGAATATTTGTCTATTATCCTGACAAACTGTTCTTCCAAACATAGCACCTCTATTAGGTGAAATCACAGATAATCTAAATACTGTATTACCACCCACATAGTCCATACGAACTATTTGGTTTTGTCTAAAAACATATCCAACCTCTCCAGAAGTAATATGAACTACTTGTCCACCAGAACCTGGTAAGTCTTGACTATCAGATTGACTTGTTCCTGCTGTCCAAGTTGTAATATCATTAATACCAGACCATTGTATTCTGTTTGTGGCATTAGTAATATTTCCTGTAACTAAAAAATCCCTAACAACTCCTGAAACTCTAAATACTGGATTACCAGTTGCTATAGCTGAAAGATTAGCAAAGTTAGTAGATGTTCCCATTAAAAAATATTGGGGTTGATCTACTCCATTACTTGCTATGACATATTCACCAAATTGGGTAAATGTCCAAAAATCTTCATGGTCGCCAGTTAAACTTGCTTTTCTGGAAGTAAAAGCTCCAGATGTTAATTGGTATAAATTTGTTCTTGTAGCTACAAAGTTATAAACTGTATTAGAATTATCTCTAAATGAACCTGCACCTTTAGAATCTGTACTGGTAGTATTTGAACTATAGCTTACTAAAGATGGAAATCTTTTATAAGTATTTGCTGCATGATAAACATTATTTGCAACATTAGCTCCATTTTTTCCATGTTCAGGTTGGTCAGGTAGCCATTCTCCGAAAGGTACTTGCATTTAACTCCTAACTATTACTGGTAACTGTAGTTGTGTAACGACTAGCAAATGGTGAAGCTACAGTATCTTCTGATCTAACTTGTAAAGGTGAACCAGAATACTGATCTTCTCTATCGTTTATTTCTAATCGTTCCATAGCAGTTCCATACATTTGTAACCATTGTTGAACTTGTCCTGGCTCAATACCACCTAAAAAGTTAGCAGCATGGTATAAAGAACCATATAAATAAATTGCTGGATGATTTGTTAATATCCAATTTGATGTATTGGTAACTGACAAAGCATCAAAAGTTTTATAATAATTAATATAACCAGTATAAGATGTGTCTGGTTTTGGAGAAAATCTAAATGTATCTCCTAATATTGTATAAACATCTGGTGTACCTGTTGTAGATGTTCCTCTTAATTGATCCATGTGTGATGGCGAAACATATCTTAAAGGATATTTTGTAGCTCCAGATAAAATATAAAAGTTTCTAACTTGTAAAAACCCTGTAGGCAAAGATTCAGTTTCACTATCAATAGTAATACTGCTTTGTGTAATCATTTTTCTAATTCTTAATTTTGAATTAAAATCTGCTTCTGTTAAAACTATAAAATCATCAGCTATCTCATCAGTTAAATCTGTTCTGTTTAACCAATTAGCTATTGATGTTTTAAGTGTTGAATATGATGTTAGTGCCA